GTAGCAACAATGTTATCTATGTCATTTGACATAGTTTGTAGATTACTATCCATAAATGTTTCCTTTTCTGTTTATTTAAGGTTAATGTAATCTTATCCTATATAGCTACTTCTTCTAAGTCAAGCCAATTCTTTCCTATTTTTAATTCTATACCTACTGGCATGTCGTAATATACGCCATACCTACGTTTTGTCTCTTGAGGTAAAGATCTCATGGCTTGAGATAACACTTTGATTGCCAGATCTTTTTCGTCTGGATGCACATCCAATACAATAGAATCATGCACAGTGTTGCAAATGACAGACTTCATTTTTAATTTTTGCATTTGTTTATCTAATTTAACAAGTGCAATAGGTAACAGATCAGCCGTTGCAAATCCTTGTACTGGATAGTTACATATGGCAGTTCTGTTTGTTGCAGATCCCCACTCAGTCCATTTAGCATCTGGAAAACAATACTCACGACCAGATGGTAGTTTGACTATCTTGGTAGTGACTGCTTCTTTTTCTAATTTTTTATGCCACTCAGTTACTTGTACATACTTCTCTTTGAATCTTTGGTAGTATGCTTGTTGATTACGTGTGCCACTCACACCACCATACAAAGGTTTAAATGTATGTGCTTTTGCATCTTGTCTACTGCAGCCGATAATAGATGCTGTATAGCTATGCACATCTGTACCATCTAAAACATCTTTATAAACCTGCGAATCTTTCGCAAGAAATCCTGCCACTCTGAACTCAAGTTGCGAGTAATCTCCCTCAAGAATACTTCCGTTGGGATATCTGCTTTCCACCACCTTCCGAATAGCGAACGTTGATCCACGTGGCATATTTTGAAAATTAGGATTTCGGCTAGATAGTCTACCAGTCGCTGTAACGCACTGCATAAACTCTGGATGTATAAAACTATTTTCATCAACATTGTTTTTCATTCCTTCCACAAAAGTTGATAAGTAAGTACGCAAAGCATTGTATCTTATATACGCTTCACAGAACTCACGACCATCCCCTTCGAGTTCGGTTATCCTATCTTCTAGTGTAACCTTATCTGTTTTAAAACCTGCTGATGCTGTATCTCGTGCAGTTCGTGGTATAATCTTAAACCCTGCAACTTCTCCAGTTGAAGTGTAAACCACACCCTTGCCTATGCAAGTTTTACATATTCTTTTTGCTTTACCTATCGTACCATCTTTTTTGTACATAGTGATACGACCATATCCTTTACAATCTAAACATTGTCTGCCTATCGTTTTGTATACGATGTCAGTCATCTGTCTTACGTGTCGAACAAAGTCTGTATTCTTCATACGTGTTCTCATCTTAGGCTTGACTGTATTGCCACGCATTTCGTGTCCAAGATTAAATGTCATTGACCATAGTGCTTTGTCTTTGACCTTACGTGAGTAAAGCAACATGCTTTTATCATCTGGACTAGCTAGATTGATAGGTGTGTCACCCATAGCTTTCTTTGCAAGTTCTCTTAACTTGTTCTCTAACGTGTGCATCTCTTCTTCGTATTCTTTTTCTATCTGTGCTAGTGTATCTAGATTTATCTTCAATCCGTTTGACTCTATTCTAGATAGAGTGTCTGTCATCTCAAAGGATAGTCTTAATGTCTGTTTCATATAGTTCCTCAAATGTTAAGCCAAAGGCTTCTAATTGTCTAACTGCAACTTGTTCTGTTGCAATCACGTCTGCTTTACCATATTCTTCCACGATATCAGCAGGAATATCGTAGAATGTCTTTTTATCTTTTAAATAAGGTGCAATCAGATCAACCTCTTTTTGTTTAACGTTGTATCGTTTTGCAAGAGACTCTAAACTTAATGACCACTTACGTGATTTTGCTCTTAGGTATTCAGCTACCATAGTATCGTACAAATGTCCATCATATTTAAATCCACAAGCACGTAACCATGTAATATCAAACTTTATATTTTGACCAACAAGAACGTCAGCTTTGTTAAGATCACCTTGTATCCATGTGTATTGACTTCCGTCAATGATGGGAGCATCCTTGTGGTAGATAAATCTATAGTTAACATCTTCGTTTAATAACCACTTCCAACCTACTGATACTAAACGATTATTAAAGTGTGGTGATGCAGTTGTGCCACCCCCAAGTTTTTCTATGTGTGTTGTTTCTACATCAAGTGTCAATACATTTAATTTATCCAAAGAAGAATCCCCCTAAAAAAGAGTAACCCCAGATGCCTAAGATTACCCATGTTAAATCTTTATCACTCATAACATGCTCCACAATTCTACTGCAACAAGATAAAATCCATACAGATAAAGACTGACAATCGCTGTAATTAATATTTTGTTAAATTGATCGTTAATAATAAACTCCTCTTGCTATATCTATCTGGGCATTGATCATACCATGCCACCCATTGATCTTGTTTTTTGATATACAGATGTGTCGAACAACGTTATCTATCTCGCTTGAGCCAGTCTTACCTATACCTATAATGATATCAGCTTCACCTGCCTTACCAGTCTTAGAGTTGTCAAGCATAGCATAATCTATGAACTGTCTGTCGTGTGCATCGTAACTAGCTTGGCTTACTGCCCATACAAGACAAGTATTACGTTTAGCTATCTCTCTTGCAGTCACGTATGTTTCTTTCAATCTTTCATCTCCACGATTGTATTCACCTTTGATACGAAACTTATCTAGCTGATCACAAAACATAATATCTGGTTTGTTTAGTTTAGCATACTCATCTACCTCTTCAATAGATGTACCGACAGAATCCATAATGACTAGATAAGGTTCTATCTCTTTCTTGTATGTTTCAACAAGTTCAAACCGTCTAGCAACCATCTCCTCTTTTGTCAGTTCAAAGTATGACTGTATAATTCTTAACTTGATTCGTGTAGCAGGTTCTTCGTTTGCCCAGTAAACAACTTGAAAACCTTGTCTAATATAGGATGCAGCCAAAAAGCAACAGAAGGTTGTCTTGCCTACTTCTGGTCGTGCAAACAGAATACCTAAGTTACCTCTGTCTAAACCTCTGATGTTCTCGTTAATTAGATTAAATGTAAATGGAAAGTCATTGTCACCTGCTTCTTCTGTAAGCAATTGATTAAGATCTTTGTCAACAACTGTATAGGTTGTCTTGTCACCTATCCTACCATCGTCAACTGTATCGATTAGTTTCTTGAGTTCTCCAAACTCATCACTATCTCCAGTAAATATCTCCAATGCTTTCTCACCTATCTGCCTTGCTCTATCACGCAACCAGAGATTGTTTACGATATCAGTATGTAAATCATCACTATCTAATGGTGCAACCAGTTCAGCTATCATAGTTTGTACACGACTACGACTAGAGTCTGGCATGGCAGGATTACGGTCATTGAATATTGTAGATAGTTCAGCCACAGACAAACTTCGTTCGTACTTGGTGTGTGAATAAACTATGGTGTCAAATATATCTTTGAGTTCGTTATCGAACATTGTTCTGTCTATCTTGTTCTTGACCTTGTTAAAAAAGTCAATGTTCAGACAGAAACCTAATACTTGTTTATCAATCGATGTAACGCCTGATGAACTCATTTCTTTCCCCTATCTGCATATCTTTTAAATCCTTGTTTAAAACAACTAATTTGATTGGAACATAGTTCCGTAATTTCTTCATCATCAATACTGCCTTACCAGTAGCATCTTTGTCAAGTGCTATGTAAACTTTTTTAAAATGACGAATTACATCTATGTGTTCATCAAGTAACGTTGTACCCATTAACGCTAACCCTTGAACAATATTAGATACAGAGCAACTAGAAGGAGTATCTTCGACAATCCAACACAAATCGCTTCTGCCACAAATAAAAGGCTGACTACTATTTCCATATCTTCTCCATTTCGGTTTCCTATTTGTTAAACTTCTACCAGTTGCATCTACAACTCTTCCATTACTAATACTTTTCACCAGATAGACAACTCTATCTTGTTGCAAGTCATATCGTATGTCTGCTAATCCAGACAAGTAAGCTTCATAAGATCCAACTCTCTTTACATATTCTTCAGCTTGTTTACTACGTGACAAAGATACAAATGTATCTGGTATCTCGAACTCATCACTGGTTTCTGTACTGGCTGCCTTTTCTTTAAATGCAACCTTTGAGTTTTCTTTTGTTAGTTGCACACCAGTAGATCCTTTTGTGTGGCAATCAGCATGAAAGCAGTACCACAGTCTTTCAAAGCCAGTATCTGTTACGCTAAAGGTATTGACCCTACCACACAGAGGACAATCCCCACGATAACGCCCGTTATGTACAATATGTAAATTTCCCACATAGTTTTTTATCCAATTCATTTACAAATATAAATCATACAACTAATTATTTGTCAAACTAAAAAATAATTTGACAGAATTTTAAATCCGTGATAGTCATGTGTCAACCCTTTGGGAGATACACCATTATGACTAGACCAAACAAGATATTCAGCGAGACAATGTCGTACAATCTAACTATAGAAAAAAAAGATTACGACAAACTAAGAAACTTCTCGACAAAAGAATCAGAAACCTATAATATGCAAGTAAGTGTTGCAGATTTAATTAGAACATCCGTAAAACTTTACTTAGATGATTTAGAGAAGGCTTATGCAAAAAGACAAACTGAAGACACAGATAAGTCAGAGAAGTGACGGTATGTGGATTGTCGATGCAAAATTGTCAGCAGTACGCATAGGCTTACAAGACAAAGAATTTGTCAAGAGAGGACACAACATAGATTATCGTAAATGGATAACGTGTTATGTCAGCAAGACAAAACAAGCTTGTATTGATTGGCAGAAGGATAATATGGCTAGACTAGATAAGTTAGGTCAGAAGTATTCTGTAAATGTCAAGCAATATAAGGAGAGTGTACGTTAACACTCATATTTTCCTCCTATGTTAGA